TATTATAAATCTAATTATGATATTACACGTAAAGCAATAGTAAAAATAACGTTATTTATACCATTATTATATATGTAAATATCTTTTTGGTGCTTTTCAGGTATAAATCCATAGATTTAAAACGGTAAAAATCGCCGTTTTAATAAAACTTTAGTTTTATTAAATTATAATTTTCAATAAAAATATAATCTAATATATTATATATAAATGTATTCTGGAATTCCATTAAATTCAAGAGATAGACAAAATCAAGAAGGTTTAGAACCCACACACGCATATTTTGATTTAGATATTACTAATAATGATACAGCACCAACAACTATAGCACCTAACTTAAGTTTTGATGAAATTCGTCAAAATGCTATTATATCAAATCCAAGTGATTATTTTTTAAGTATAGTAAGATTTCAAGTTGATACCGTAGCATTACCTGTTTTTGTTCCTCAAGTATTATTCGGTCAAGCAGACCCTAATGAATTAATTTATAAAATTACTATCACAAATGGAAGTATAAGTGGTAGTAAAAATTTATATTATGACCCTCAAGATAAAGTAGTAGCAGTACCAGCAGGTGCAAGAGTTCTTGCAAGTGATTTAAGTTTATATTATGACCCATATTATTATCAACAAAATTATATTGATTTAATTAGAATAGTTAATAATGGTTTTATTAATGCATCAACTAATTATGTAGCAAATGGTGGTGTTTTACCTAACGCTCATTATCCATTTATGACGTGGGATACTATTACTAGTAAAGCAACTTTATATGTTGAAAAAAATTGGGTTGGTACTGTAGCATTAATATTTAATTCACCATTATATTCATTATTCTCATCATTACCATCAATAAAAATAGGACAAAATTTAAATCAACTTACAACTGAAATTCAACCTGAAGCAATTAATACTGTTACTTTAAATGGTTCTGTATATGTTGTTGTTCCTCAAGAATATTCAACCACCTCAATATGGTCTCCTGTTAAAGCAATAGTTTTTACTTCATCATTACTACCAGTTAATGCTTCATTATCAGGAGACCCAGTTGTTTTTGGTGTTGGTTCATTAAAATTAACTACTGGCAACAATAACAATATTACTGCTGTATTAACTGATTTTACTGCTGATAATTATAATGCTACCGTTCAATATACACCAAGTGCTGAATATCGTCTATTTGATTTAATTCAAAATTCACCACTTGCATCAGTAGGACTTCAAGCATTCTGGAAAGATAGATTTAGTAATTTAATTCCTTTTACTCTTCCTTCTGGGTGTAGTGCTTCTATTAAAATATTATTTAGAAAGAAATCATTTAATGAAGGTCTCAAATAAACTTTAGTTTTAATTTATTAAAAACTTTAATTTTGATTATAATTTAATTTTTCTAAAAATTAATTTATAATATATATTATATAAATATGTCCTCGCAAGATTTTCACAAAGTTCTCGTAAAAGACGATATCCTTCAAACCACTGATGATATAGGGTATTCAGTTTTTAAGGGCGGTCAAAATGTTACACCTGCCTCTTTTGGTGCAGTTTCTCAAAATACTTCCGCTTTGACCTTCAACGTCCAAGTTCCATCAGAACAGACCGTAATCTCACGTAAAGTTTTATTACAATCAACAATGACAATTACTTTAAGTGCTATACCTCAAGTTGGTTATTATTTATTAAATTATGGTCTCTTTGATGCCTTCGCACCATTTCCCCTGCAACAAGCAATGAATACCATCCAATGTACGTTGAATAATAACACAGTTTCTACAAATATTCGAGATATTCAACCTTATTTAAATAAAGTTCTCTCTTCTCGTGAAGATATGTTAAAAAATTCAACCTGCCCTACATATCCTGATACTTATGGTGCTTATCCAAATGAAGCAGATATTCCTACAGCATCACCTTTTACTCCTGCTTACTATGTAAATGCTGGTTTCAATGCCACAACTGATACAGATTATGAACCTCGTGGTTCTTTTCAATTAGGTGCTGTTACTGGCAATTGGAATTTAGCAGGTGATGGTGTAGCAGTAAGAACAGCAACATTTTCAATTACAGTCGCCGAACCTCTTCTCATCTCTCCTTGGATTTTTGGCAATCCCAAAACAAATAATCAAGGCATTTATGGTATTCAAAATTTAAATTTTGTATTTAACGTTGGTAATGCTAATAGATTATTTAGATGGGGTTCTCGTTGTGCTTTCGCTACTGGTTCGGTATCTGCTCCCACCTTCAACCAAGGAACAGTAACAATTAACTCTTTCACCAATTCTACATTACAATTCAGATTTCTCACAGCACATCCATCAGATTTAATGAGTTCAAGAAATGTCGTGCCGTATTTAGATATGCCTCGTTTTCTAACCACAGGTCAATCAAGTGTTGCATCTTTAGGTAGCACAACAATCACCTCTAACACTATCCAACTCAATCAAATCCCTGATAAACTCATATTGATGGTAAGAAAACCTATGGGATTACAACAACCTTATGATGCGGATGCTTTCTGGGCGTTAGATGGAGATAATGCTCTTTCAATCCAGTTCAATAATAATGCTGGACTTCTTGCAAGTGCAAGTGCGAGACAAATTTGGGAGATGTCAGTAGAAGCAGGAAATACTCAAACTTGGAATGAATTTAGTGGTGTAACAAGTAATGCATATTTAGATAGTGGATTTACATATCCCGCCGTATTTGCGGGTGGAACAGTACAAGATGTAAATGGTGTCGCTGTACCTGGCAACACTAATTATCAATTAGGAACTTGCGGTTCTCTCATCATTTTAGATTTCGGTAAGCATATTCAATTGGTAGAGGACTATTATGCACCTGGGTCTATCGGAAATTTTAATTTACAGGTGTCATTGAAGGTTAAATACACAACTATGCAAGGTTGGGGTTCTCACACAGCATTATATAATGCCAATGTTACACCCGAATTATGTATGGTAGTTGTCAATTCTGGAGTTTTAGTAACAGAAAAAGGAACATCATCAACATTCACAGGAATACTTTCTAAACAAGATGTATTAGATGCCTCATCTCAAAATGCTGTAAATGCTTCTTCAATGGAAAGAATTGTAGGTGGTGGTATGTTAGATAAGATTAGAAGTACAGTAACAAAAGCACTACCTTATCTCGCACCACTCGCTAAAAGTGCTTTATCTCAAGTAAATCACCCAGTTGCTAAAGTTGCAAGTGCTGGATTAGGTGCTTTAGGATATGGTAAATCTGGTGGAAGACTTTCAAAACATTTAATGTAAAAGAATTTACTTTATAATTTAAAAAATAATTATCTATTAATTATTTTTCAAAATTATTTTATAATCTATATTATATAATATGCCTTACGACAATGAATATAATCGTGAAATTTCAAAACAAATTACTGCCAATTTAGAAAAACAAATAAAACAAGAAAATGCTAATAGTCTTTCTGGTGGTGGTCTTCAAGGTGGATTTCTTCCATTTCTTCCAATGATTGCGAGTGCATTACTACCTCACGCTGTTGGTGCTATTGGTAAAATGATTACTGGTAGTGGTAGAATGCCAATGAGACATTCAAATACTCGTTCTTGCTCTTCTTCTCGTTCTTCTTCTCCTGAAGGTATGAAATCATATACTGGTGGAAGTAGATTAGGAAATCCTGCATACATTGGATATCCAAAAGGTCATTCATTATCATCAGGAATTAAATTTGAAGGTAGTGGTAAATCTGGTGGTATGGGTAAAAGTGGTGGAGCATTAGGTGCTATGCCTAAAAGTAGATTAACTCAACCTGTTTCAACAAGATTATTTAATTCTAATGCTAAAGATGCGAGAAGATTAGATTTAGAATTAAATGGTGCTGGTCGTCATATTAGACATAATGTATATGAAGTACCAAATTCAAGAATGCCAAAAAAAGGTAGAGGTAAAAGTGGTGGTGTTGGTAAAAGTGGTGGTGTAGAATTAAGTGATGATATTGAACGTCAAATTGGTGGTAGTTTATTATATCCTCAACAAATGACAGGACAATATGGTGGTGGTATGAGTGGAGGTGAAGGAGTAAATTATCCTAAATCAAAAGGAAAACCAAGATTAGGTAGTGTTGTATCTGGTGCTGGTAAATCTGGAGGTGTTGGTAAATCTGGTGGTGCTTCTAAATGGATTGAATTTGTAAAAAAAGTTAGAGCAGAAAATCCATCAATGTCATACAAAGAGGCAATGGTTGAAGCATCAAAGAGAAAATAAATAATATACTAATATTAATTAATTTAATATTAATATTTTTGAAAATTATAATCTATTATATATATATAATAAGATGTCAATCGCTCAAAAACAAACAAGAGAGATTTTAGATGAAGATAAGAATATCAATAAGCAGGTGATGGAGAGACAAATTAAACAAGTAACATTAACACCTGAAGGATATAAATCTAAAAGACCTATTGAAGGTCGTGTAAAATATAACGTTCAACGATTAATCAATCTATTTAGACTTGCATTAGAAAATAGTATTGATGTATATAATGAAGGTAGAGAAAAAAAAGATTTTTCAACTGTTGTTGAAACATATAATAATTTAGTAAATTATGCAAACTTTTTTATAAAAGAAGAAAATCCAAGTCAAAATGAATTATCAAAGTTAAATGATGATTTAAGTAAATTAAATCCATTAGTTGATACTGTCGCTCAAATTGCTGATATTGGTACATCAGTAGATAGAAATGATATGACTGAATTAAAAAATCAATGGTATTCTGATAAGAAACCAATTGGATTAACTGAAAAAGGATTAAGTGCAAGATTACAAAGAACTAAAAGAAGAACAGATGTTGAAGAAGGAACACCAGAAGAAGGTGTAAGTGGAGCAATTGACATTGAATTTCAATTACAAAAATTAGAAAGATTTGTAAATACATTACCAAATTCAGATAGAAAAGATACAATTTTAAAAGAAATAAGAGCATTAAATAAATCATTTAAAATAGCACAAAAAGAATATTATGAAGTAATAAATAGTGAAGACCCAATTCAAAAAAATAAAAAGAAACAAAAATATGATAATTTAGTTGAGGATATTGTTAATATGATTAATGGTTTTGAAGATGACCCAATTTATGCATCATTTGAAGCACCAGAAAGTGAAACTGTAGATTTAAAACCTAAAGAATTACCAGCATATGCAAGAAAATATTATGATATGTTAGATGAATTAAAAGGTCTTAAAGACCAAGGTAGATATAATGAAACCAGAAAAATGGAATTTAAAATTGATGCATTACTTAAAAAACATCCACAATTACGTGATACAGCACGTCCTCAAGTTAGTGAATATGATTATGAAGCAATAAATCCTGCAACTGGTGAAAGAAGAATTGATGAAGCATATGATGCTTATAATCCACGTGGAGATTTTGAATTTTATGGTATGGGTAGAAGAAGAAGATTAAAAGGTGGTGTTGGTGCTTATATTCAACACGGAGCATATGACCCTAAATGGGATAGAGATGGTGCAGGATTAACTTTAAGAAGTGGAGCAGTTGAAATACCTCATAGATTAAATAGACAAAGAGGACTACCTACAGCATATCGTCAAGACCTCGCAGAAGCATCATTATTAAATAAAGGTCTTACAGTCAGAAATGATGAAAAGAACCAATTAAGAATGATGGAAATTGAAAAAGGAGAACCACACGGAAGTAAAACAATAATAAGTAAAATTAAAGATGCTGAAAAGGCAACCATTGAAGGTATGGGAAAAAGAAAACAATCAAATTATAGACAAGAAAGAAATGAAATGTATTATTAAAATTATTTTATCATCTAATATATATATGGATATATTAGATGCTAAACAATCAAGACAAGAAATATATGATTTTATGAAAAAATTAAAATTTAGTAATAATAGAATAGAATTAATTGGTACGGCAAGTTTAAGAAGTCAATCATACTTTGGTGATTATGATTTGATTAGTCAAATAAAAGAAACCAATCCAAAACGAGCATTTGAAGAATTTGATAAAATTTTAAAGGCAACTATAGAGGATGAAAATATGTATTTTATTGAGATGAAGATACAACGAGAAAAAACAAAAACTAAATTCTATTCCCCACCATCCGAGGCACAATTCATAAAAGCATACAAGAATGTGAAATTTGTTAAATTAGATTATGTTGTTAGAGTATTAAATGATTTTGTAGAATTAAGTGTTAATTATTTTTTACCATCAAATATTGATGTAAATGATATGATAGAATTAGTAAGAGAAGATGCCAATGAATTAATGAAAGAGAAAAAATATTATAAAGTTTTAAAACGTGTATTTACAATCTGTAAATATAAAAAAGAAAGATATTTAGTTGTAAAGTTATCAAGATTTTTCAATAGTAAATATGGATTATATTATCAACGTAAAAGTAGATTAGAAGCATTAAAATTATTGATAGAATATTATAATGATGAAAACACAATAAACAAAGTTATGATATCACTCAAAGATTTACACCTTGAACCTAATATTAAATTAATTAATGATGAGATTAACACGCTAACAAAAATTACGAATAGACAAGCAAAAAAATTCATTGTAAAAAATGGTATAATAATAAATGATTTATAAATAAATTTTATCTAATGTATTTATATTGATATTATGTTTAACCTTTCTAAAATAGGCAAACCTATAGCACAAATTGATGGTGGTAAAAACGATAAAAAAATCATTTCTATTGCTGAAGATAAGGACAAAGATGCTGAAGATGTAAAAACTTTTCAATCAATTCATATACCTGATGGTAAATTACAGCAAGTGCCAAATACAAATATTGAAAGAGATGTATTATACATCACTGGAAAATCTGGAAGTGGTAAGAGTTATTATGCATCACAATATTTAAAACAATATAAGAAAGCACATCCAAAAAATGAAATTTATTTATTCAGTAGCGTAAATGATGATAAAAGTTTGGATAAAATGAAAGTTAAAAGAATTAAATTAAGTCCTGAATTAGAAGATGTTGAATTAGGTGAATTTGAAAATTCTTGTTGTATTTTTGATGATTGTGATGTAATAAAAGATGTACGAACTCGTGATGCCGTTTATAAGATATTAGATTTAATGTTAGAAACTGGTCGCCATCATAAAATAACCGTAATTATGACTAATCACCTCGCCACTGATAAAAAGAATACAAAAAGAATTTTAAATGAAGCACACACCATAACAGTATTTCCTCAAGGTACAGCAGGTAGAGGACTAAAATATTTATTAATGGAGTATTTAGGTTTAGATAAAAATCAAATTAAATTATTAAAGAATAGCAAAAGTAGATGGATAACTATATTTAATTCTTATCCAATGATTGCTATGACTGAAACAGATATAATTCCTTTAACAAGTGAATAAAGATTTATTTAGATATTTTAAAAATAAATATCTAAATAATATATATATATATGGATTTTAAAACAACATTAGAAGAAAAGTTAAAAACTAAAGGTTTGACTGATAGTAGTATTAAACTTTATTTAAGAAATTTAGAAAAACTAAATGATGGTCTTCCACTCAAAAATTTTAAATTTTTAGAAAAATTTGAAGAAACTTTAGAAAAATTAAATAAGTATAAACCAAATACCAAAAGAGGATATTTGATTTCAATTGTAAGCACTTTAGGAACTGAAAAAGAAAATAAAAAAATTGCTAAATTATATGCTAAATATTATGATGAAATGATGAAAATTAATACTGAAATTAGAGCAGTACCAACTGATGAGATGAGTAAAACACAAAATGAAAATTGGATTAAATTAGATGAAGTAAAGAAGGTATATGAAGAATTAAAGGCAGATGTTGAGAAATTTGTTAATAATAAAGTAATAAGTGATAATCAATATAATAAATTACTATCATTAATGGTGTTAAGTTTATATACTTTAATTGTTCCTCGTCGTAATAAAGATTATATGATGATGCATATCATTAGACCATATAAAGAAGATGCAGAAGATAATGTTAATTATTTAGATTATGATGGTAAGAAATTTATATTTAATGTTTATAAGACAGCAAAAACACACCAACAAAAAGTTGAAGATATACCTGAAGATTTAATGACTATCATAGATTTATATTTAAAACATCATCCAGCATTCAAAGGTAAGAAACTACCTAAAAAATTCTATGAACCATTATTAGTATTTAAAGATGGTACTGCTTTTAGTGCAGATAATACAATTACACGTATTTTAAATAAAGTTTTTGATAAAAAAATTAGTAGTTCAATGTTATATCACATTTTTGTGAGTGATAAATTTGGTGATACTGTAAATGAAATGAAAAAAGTAGCATCTGATAGAGGTCATACTGTTGATATGCTTAAAGAATATATAAAAGATGATAAAAATGTAATTTAAAATTATTTAGATTTTTAAAAATAAATATCTAAATAATATATATATAATGTCTGATAAAGTAGAAAGTTCTAATCAAAAAAAAGCAAGAATTTATAATCAAATTTTTGATTTAATTGTTGAAGCAAATGATGGAGACCCAAAAAATGCTGATGAATTAACTGCTAAATTTAAAATATTTATAGATTATGATATTAATATAATAGTTGAAGGATTTTTCCAAAAATTACTATCAAAAATCACCAAAGAAGAAAGAGATAAAATATTAAAACCTCACTCTAATATAAATGTTGGATGTTTTTCATTTTTTAGAAAATAAATTAATTATTATATCTTATATGATATAATAATAAAATTAAATTATAATTGCATTTGGTATTGGTTTTTCATTTATCACTATACAATGTTTATAACAATCAGTATAACTCTCGTGTTCCCACCATTGAAGATTAGGCGAATTTTCAACTAAATATTTTAAATGTCTTATGTTCTTACTTTCATTATCATAACATATCCAATAAAATATAATGTTTTCAGTTCCATCATAAACATCATAGTTAGGCACTTTTCTGATTTGATTGCGGATTTCGGAGTTCATTTTGTTTCTTATACTATATATATATTCATTTCTTTAAGTCCCTTTTATTAAGTTATTTTATTTATATGTTTTTTACTTTTTAAAAAATAAATAGACCTATAATGATAACTATAGCATTAATTATCATTATTTCTTTTAACATTTGATTATTATATCTCATATGATATATAATAATAAAATTAAATTGTTATTACAATTGAATGAAAATTTATTTGTAATCTAAATATATCTCTTATTTTTCGTAGTGAATATTTTAAATTAAAATTTTTTAGGTATCCAATCATACATTCTAACATAATATCTTCTTTTTTATGAAATCCAATAAAATGAATTTTATCACTGGGACAATACATATTATGATAATAAATATTTTTATTGTTTCTTATATCATCTTTGAAGAGATTGAAAAATACTTGATGTTTTGACATTTTGTTTCTTATACTATATATATATTCATTTCTTTAAGTCATTATTTATTAAGTTATTTTATTTATATGTTTTTTACTTTTTAAATGACGACTTTTATTAGTTAGGTTGAAACTGCCACCACACAATTCACATTTATGTTTTTCTAATAGCGTATCCTTATGTTTATTCCAGAAATTATCATTATAAATTTTTCCATTATAACTATAGGTTTTTATTTCTCCATTTTTTAATTGATGAATAATATTTTGAGGTATTACTTTTAATTGTTCCATTTGTATCTATATATATATATTAGAAATAATTCTTTAAGTTATATTTATTTAAGTATTTTATTTTATCACCATAAATTAAAAGGTGGAGGCATTTTTTACTTTATCTTTCATCAATTATCATATATCATTATTATAAATAATTATTATTATGATGTAAATAATGGGTGGATGCATAAAATGGATATTCATTAGAAATAAAAATTCTTAAAAGAAATATTTTTTAAAACTTGAGAATTTGAAAAATTGCTTCCACTTCTTCCACCTTTTTTTTTATGGTATATAAAATATATAATAAATAATAAGAGATGATGATATTTAGACCATAAAAGATATAATTTAAAAAAATGGTGTAAAATCCTTCCCTCCACCTTTCATCCACCCTGATGATAATTGCTTCCATTTTACTTCCACCAGCATATTTTAGATGATATAACATAAGAGAATTATAAATAATAATAATAATGGTATCAATAAAAGGTGGAATAAATAAAATAACTTAATAAAATCTTTAGTTTTAATAAAAAGAACTTAAATAAATTTAACTTAAAGAAATATTATCTAATATATATATATATAGAAATGTTCCCCCAAAAAGTTCTTGACTTTGTAAAACAAAAGACCCTAATTATCTCTCCTATCAAATACAATGATAAAAATGATAAATTTTGTTATGCAACCGTGAAACCTAAAGATAAATCATTAAAATGGCATCAAATGAATTTTGTAGAAAGTATGACGACATACAACGATAAAATGAAAGAATATCCAGATAATCAAGGTTTAATGATAAATTTATATGGATTGTATAATAAATATATTTGTTTTGATGCTGATGATGAGAAAGCAAATAATTTTATGTTAAAGTTCATATCAGAAAATGGTCTAAATAAAGTATCAACAAAATCCTTAAGACATATAACTCAAAACTTAACTTATAAAAATCATTATTATTTTAAACTACCAAATGATATAACAATTAATGCTGAAAATATTGAAAAAAAGAAACAATTTGAAAATCACGAAACATATGGAAATTTAGATTTATTATTTTTAATAGCAGAACATAAAAATTCAGAAATAGATTATGAAAATATTAGTGAAATACCAGAAGATTTATTACTACCAATATTAAAAGATGGTGATGAAGAAGATGAAGAAGAAAAAGAAGAAGAAAATGATGAAGAAGTTGATGAAAATAAAATAAAAGAAATATTAAAATTATTTAAATCATCAACTGGTAGTAAATATGCCGATTGGATGAAAATTGGATGTGCTGTGAAATCAGTTGATGAATATGCTGTAAAAATATTTGATGAATTTAGTAAAAGTCGTGATAATGCTGATACAAAATATAATAAAACTGGTACTCCATCATTAAAGCAACATTGGAAAAATTGGAAGAAATTAGGTGGTTGGGGTGCTTTAGTAAATATTGCTAAAGCAGATAATCCTGAAGGATTAAAAAAATGGATGATGAAATGGTGTAAAAAAGAAACAAAAGAAAATGATGATGAAGAATATAATAAAATTAAAGAACAATTCAAAGATAGATTATTTATTATTGAAAGTCCTATCATTTATGGTTATATAAATGAAGATAATGAAACAATATTTTATCAATTGAAAGATTTAAAACAATTATTAAAACCTTATAAAATTGGTAAAAGAGAATTTATAGAATTATGGTTAGAAGATAATACCAGAAAAGCATATTCTAAAATAGATTTTATACCTAATAATATAAATCCAAAGATATATAATAACTTTAGAGGATTTAAATATGAAAATACTGATGAAATAAATATGGATAAAATTCAACCATATTTAGACCTAATAAATACATTATTAAATAATGAAGAAGTTAGTATAAAAAGTTTTTTAGATTGGTGGGCGTGGATTAGACAAAGACCAAACCAAAAAACTGAAAAAGCAATAGTATTATATAGCGACGTTCAAGGAGTTGGAAAAAATACATTGATACAATTCTTTACTAAAATTATAACTTATTCTACAACTGTAAATGATATCAAAGATTTAGTCAAAAATTTTAATACTCATATTACTAATAAATTGGTTATATGTGGTGATGAAGTAAAAGTAAAAGCAAGAGAAATAAGAGATGATTTAAAAAATATGATTACACGAACAGAAATGATAGTAGAAAAAAAATGCGTTGATGCTTATCAAATAAATGATTATTCAAATTATATTTTTACAACTAATAATCAAACAGCATTTTATATTGAACCAACAGATAGAAGATTTATTTTATTTCAACTCGCTGATATTGTTATGACTGAAGAAACAAGTAAAAAATTATATGCTCTAATGAAAGATGAAGAAGCATTAAAAAGTATGGATACATTTCTAAAAGATAGAATTATTCCAGAAAAATTAAAAGCACCAGAAAATGAATATAAAAAATTATTAAAAGCAAATTCTTTACCAGCATATATTCAAATGATATATAGACAACCAAATAAATTTTATGGTGAAGAAATGACAATAAGCACATTATATGATATAGCAATTCAATATGCTAAACAACACGGTTTAGAATGGACTTTTAGTGCTGAAAAGATGTCAAGAGATTTTAAAACAGAATTTCTCGCATTTTTTAGAAAAAGAAAAGATGCAAATAAATATGTATTTCCTAAACAATCAGAATTAATTGAATGGTTAGAAAGTAAAAGACCACAAATAGTTATGGAAGAATTACCAAGTGAAGAAGATGAAGAAGATATCAATGATAGAATAGAAGAACTTCAAAAAAAGATAGCACAACTTCAACAAAAGAAAAAAGATATCAAAAAATAAAAGTTATTAATTTAGATAATTTTAAAAAAAATTATCTAATTTATATTATATAAATGGAAGTAGAATTTAAAAGTGAAATTCAAGAAAAAGATTTAGAATGTTGTGATACCTGTAAAAATCTTTTATGTAGTAAAAGACATATCAATCCTAACTGGTTAAATGATGTTAAGCAATGGCATTTAGAAGAACAAATAAAAAATATGATAGGTAAAAAGTTTTATGATAAAAGTGTTGATGAATTAATGGCAAATCTTTCAAAAGATGAAAATGTAAAAGTAGAAATAGAGAAAAAAGAAGAAAAAAAATAATATTCTAATATATATATATATAATAGAATGGTATTTAACATTTTAGATTTATTCGGAGGCGGAGACTATGAAAAAGAACATATTAATTTAATGTCTCATCTTTCTCGCCTAAAAGGTGGAGCAAAATCAAATGAAGATTTATTAGAAGAAATTAAAAAATTAAAAGAAGAATTACAAAAAGTTAAAGACGAAAGAGATGAGGCAAAAGAAAAAGTTGTAAGAAGTAGAAAAAGTATGGAAGCAATTGATTTAATGAATTTAAATAAATCCAAAAAATCACCATTATATCGTGATGAATTATTAATACATCCTGATATTTATAATTATGCTTATAATGAAGATGAAACTGGATTTGATAAAATTAATGCAGGAAAAGTAAAAAATGCATCAATTACAAAAGATAAACAAGGTAATGTCATATCAAGAAAAGAAAATGTTATCGGATTTCGTGATTATCAAAAAAGATTTATTGAAGATTGGAGTGTAAGCACACAAGAATGTGTAATTTTATATTATGGTGTTGGTTCAGGAAAAACTTTAATTGCTGTAAATTGTGCCGAACAATTTGTTGAATTAAATAAAAATCATCACGTATATTTTTTAACTCCTGCATCATTGGTTTTAGGTACTATTGAAGCAATGTATAAAAGTGGTATTGACCCAACAAGACAATATGCTGATGGAACTTATGTTTATTATTTTGTTTCATATCAACAAATGATTAGAAGTAATTTTAAATTTCACGAAAATTCATTATTGATATTAGATGAAGCACATAATTTAAGAAACTTTTTTACAAAAGGAATTAATGAAAAAGTTAGTGCAAGAAAATGGGTAGATAGTGGTGATTATTCTTTAATGGGTAATGTTCTCGCTCGTCGTATCATTGAAAGTGAAAACAAATTTTTAAGAAGTATTTTTATGACTGGTACTCTATTTGTAAATAATAGTGGTGATTTAGAAGCAATTATGAGTTTAGGGTATAAAAAGAGACCATTATTAAATTATGATGCTGAAGAATGGAAAGCAATCCAAAGAAGTGAAAATGAATTTAAATTATATTATGAAGGTTTATTATCATTTTATCGTATCCCTGATGATGCCCCACAATTCGCTTCTAAAAATTATCATTTTGAATTAATAGAAGGTGAAGGTGAAGAAAATCCAGATGAAGAAGGAAAAGATAGTTATTTTATTCATAGCAGAAATGAGTATAATAATTTAAAAAATAAATGGGTTATTGAATTTCTTAAAAAACACAAAGGTGAAAGAACATTAATTTATTCACAATTTTTAGAAAGAAGTTTATCTCCACTTTTAGAAACTTTAGATAAAATGAAGATGAGTTATGGTGTAATTAGTGGTAAAGAAAGTCAAGCAAAAAAGAAGAAGGTAGAAAATGCTTATAATGAAGGACAAATAGATGTTTTATTTTTTACTCTCGCCATCAAAGAAGGTGTAAGTTTTAAAGAAAGTGATAATATTATTATGATGCAACCTTATTGGAATTATGCTATCACCGAACAAATTCTTGCTCGTGGTATTAGATTAGATAGTCATAAAAAAGGAAAAGATAAGACTATTCAATTATATATGTTAGTAGGTATTAATCCTGATATGGTTGGAGTAGAAAATTATAAGAAAGTCAAACAATGGAAAAAAGATGCAGAAAAGATAATGAATGATGGTATCAAAAAATTAAAATATCCAAATGAAAAGAGACCAAATCCTGATTTCCCAGAAGAATTTATAGAACAAAAAGCAATCAAAACATTATTTTATGGTTCTCGTGATATTGATATGTATAATCGTATGTTTAATAAACAAGAAGCAATAAATGAATATGAAAAGAGAATTTTAGAATTACCACGATTTGAAGAAGTAAATAATAATGAAAATAATGATTTTGTTAAAACATTTAATGCTATGATTTTAGATATGGAACAAACAGCACCAATTTCAAATAAACAAAAAGCAGAATTAAAGAAAAGTATGTATTTGGATTTTTATAAAAAAGAAATAGAAAATGTTAATAAAAGAGTTATACGATTTGAAGATGATATTCATTATAAACAAAATAGAAACCCAGATTTAGAAACTATAGTTCAAAATAGACCACAAGAAGATGTAGAAAAGAAAGTAAAAGAAATGGTTGATAAAGGTGCTTCATTAGATAAAATTTTAACTTTGTTTGATATTGGTAAGACCGAAATTACAACATTTCAAGCAAATTTTACACCAGAAGATGAAATTGAAGATTTGTTGCATAAATCCAAATTATGGGAAGATACCAGAAAGAACTTAAAAGTTTTAGAACCAACAGCAGGAATAGGTAATATCGTTGGTGGTATATTAAAATTAAAAAATGCCAACAATTTAATGATTGATGCTAATGAATATCATAATGTATTTTATCAAATTGGAAAAGCAACTTATTCAGCAATTGATAATGTAAAATTTTATAATGTTGATTTTTTGAAATTTCAAAATAAATATAATTATGATTATATCATTGGTAATCCACCATTTAATTTAAGACATCAAGAAGAGGTCAAAACTGAAGGAAATAAAAGAAAAGGCATACCTCAAGTATATGGTAAAAGAGATAAAGTATTTTATGATGTTGATTTTGTTGCTAAATCATATAATTTATTAACTGATGGTGGAAAACTTGCTATGATTATTTCAACCAGACATAAAAGACAACCAGATATGCAACCATTTAAAAAGTTTAATCAATATTTAGAATTATTAGGTACTGATTACTATGAAATACACGAAAGTGGAAATTTTAAGAGTGATAAAGGTGTTACTAAAGAAATGGAAACTAATTTCGGTATGGAAATAATTATAATTAAAAAGAAACCTAACCATTTAATGGAATTAGACGGACAGCAATTATTAACTGATTTAGAAATTAAACAAGGTGTAAAAGCAACCAAAAAGAAAGGTGAAGATATTATTGGAAATGAAGATGAAGCATTACAACAAGAATACTATCAATTATTAGGTGATGTAGCATTAGAAAAAACTTTATTAAAACCAAAGAAACCAAAAGCAAAAACTTTAAAAGAAGTTAAAGCAGAAGCAAAAGCATTAGGTATTCAATTAACTCACGTTGTAGATGGTAAGAAAAAACCAAAAAATAAATCATTATTAGAAAAACAAATATTAAATCCACCTAAAAATGAAGTTATACCACAAAAAGTAAAAGTAAAAACTTTAAAAGAATTAAAAGCAGAAGCAAAAGCAAAAAATATTATATTAACTAAAACCGTAAATGGTAAGAAAGTTCAAAAAACTAAAGCAGATTTACAATTAGAATTATCAAAACAAGAAGAAGAGAAAAATGTCAATATTATGAAACCCAAAGGTATAGTTGAGAAGGCGGTGCAGAAGATAGAAAAGAAGATTGAAAAAGTTGCACCCAAACCAGCACCAACACCAGCACCAAAAAAAGAAACAAAAGCACAAACCAAAAAGAGATTAGAAAGTGAAAAAATAACTAAAAAATTAGAAGAAGAAGGTCAAAAGGTAGCAAAAGAATTAGAAACTTATGTAAAATATTTAACTGATGATAATCAAAAAAAATATTTAAAACTTGCAGATAAAGCAAAAGAATTAGGCATACCATTAACAACCTTTAATAATAAAAATAAAATTGTGTATAAAACAATTGCTGATTTAGAACAAGATTTAAAAGATAATAATTTTTTATTAGAAGATAAACCAGTTAAAGTTCTAACCAATAAAGAAATTGAAGATGATAAAAATGAAAGAATTGCTAAAGAACAAGAAAGAATTGCTAAAGAAAAAGAAAGAATGAAAAAAAATAATAAACCAGTTGAAGCACCTAAAGAAGCACCAAAAGTTGAAGTACCTAAAAAAGAAGAAAAGAAATTAGATGATACTCAAGGTAAATTATTAAGAGATAAATTAAGAGATAAATTAATTAAAGATGGTGAATTATTAAGCAATCAAATGGAAATATTTAAAAAAGTAGCAAAAGAAACAAATGATTATGCAAACCAATTAAATGCTGAAATGAAAAAGACAAAACAAAAAACAGGTAGAAGTGAGACGATGAAATTTAATAAATTAAAGAAACAAGCAGATGAAGAAAAAGGTAAAATATATTCATTTCAAGATAGCATAAAATCATTATTAGAAAAAATTTATCCTTATACTAAATATGATGATTATGAAGAAGTTAAGAAAAAGGGAGAACCAATAAGAAAGCGTATAAGAGAAATTAACAGTGAATTAAGCAGTATAAATTTTAGTCAGAATATTACGACATTTTCAAGTGATAATAAAAAAAGTTATGCAGAACAACTGGCAGATGAAAAAGTAAGAAAAGCAAAAGATAAAGAAGCAAATAAGGTCAAAACTGAACCATTAGAAAAAGAATTAAATACTTTAGAAAATAATCCAGATTATGAAAAATTATTAAAGTATGAATTAACTGGTTATAATCCTGATTTCAAAAAGTTTGTTGAAGAAATAACTATTAGATTGAATGATGGCAAACCAATTGATGATTTAATTAAAACTAAACCTCAATTAGTTGGGTCAGGTAAAATATCAAATTTTCTTAAATCATTAAATAAAGATGAAAAAGAAAAAATAAAAAATGTAGTTCAATCAATAGTTGGTGGTAAGGGCAAAAATAAGAAAAATATCAATGATGGATACGCATTACACGCTGTAATTATAAATAAAAGTGTCCCATTAGAAAAAGCAAAAAAAGATGCACGAAATATAATGAAATCAAAAACTGATAAATTTATGAGACAAACTGAAAACTCATATCGTTTTAGAAATATACCAAAACAAAAATTTAGTGATTTTAGAAGTCAAGTAGTAAATCCTGAAATAACTTTAATTTGGGGAAAAATGAAATAATTTAATAAATATTTTATCTATTATATATATAATAGATAAAATGCCGTTCGTAATTTTAAAACAATCAGATGGTGGGTATAAAGTTTGTAAAAAAGATAATCCAAAAATATGCTTTTCAACTCGTGGAATACCTTTAGAAAATGCTAAAAAACAAATGAGTGCTATTGGTATTAGTGAAGGAAAAAAAGGAGGAGGTGTTGAACCAGATGAAACTGATTTAAATCAACTCGCTCAAGGTGCTTATAGTGGTTCAGTACCACCTAATTATCAATTAATAGACCAATCACCAACAATTAAAATATATAAAAAAAATGATGATAACACTATTATAATTAGTGTTAGAGGAAGTGCTGATTTAAGAGATTGGAAAACTAATTTTACAGCACTGCCATTTAATAGATTAAATAAAAGTGATAGATATATTGAAGATAAAAATTTTGTAGGTAATGCCATACAAAAATATTCTAATGGAAATGACATCTATATCACAGCACATAGTTTAGGCGGAGCAGTCGCAGACCAATTACAAAAAGATTTTCCACAAATTAAAAGTGGTTTATCATTTAATCCAGCATATCAAGCAAGTGATTTTTTTAATCCACAAGAAACTACTATAAAACGAAAATATCATCAAGATGATGTTTTAGGTATGTTAGGTCGTTATCTACCACAATCAACAGTTGAAACACAAAAACCCAAAAATTTCATTGAAAAAGTAATAGGTAAAACACCATCAATATTTGATAGATTAAAAGGTCATTTATTGAGTGCTTTTGAAAGTAGTCGTAAAGTTGGAGGAGCAATACCACCTGATAATGAATTAATTAATATGAGTGATGAAGATATAGAACAAATGGCATTAAATGATGATGAATATAGACAAATGGTTGAAAGAAGAAATCAATTAGTAAGAAGAAGAATTGAAATAGAAGAAGCAAGACGACATTCAGAATTAGTAAAAAAAGATAAAAAAGCAGGTGGTAATAAACCATCATTTTTTAATCAATTAGAAAAATTAAAAATAGACCATAAACAATACCTAAAAATAGCAAAAGATAAAGCGAAACAAAGAGGATATAATTCAAATTTATTACACTTTTCTACTGATGGAATTCATAAATTAGAATATGATAATATACCATTTGGTCGTGTTGGGTATAAGGATTTTATTATTTATACATTAACTGAACCAAAGAAAGCAGAACAAGCAAGAGATAGATTTCATAAAAGTCATAGCAAAATCAACGATAGCGGAAGATTTTCACCAAATCAACTCGCATTAAATATAAATTGGTAATTAATTACTTTTTATAAATTCACCTTTATCTGTTAAAATATAACTCGCATATTTTAATGATGGATAATCAACCTTTAATTTATCTTTTAATTCTAATTGATTTTTATGATGTAAATGAATATCATTATCTTTCTTCACATCATAATGTTGTTTATACATACCACAATCCATATGAGAAATACAAATAATTTTTTTAATTCCGTGTAATTGAATAGCAATATCAATATGCTCTGAAAATGTTTTATTCCAATTAGAATTTGATAATGCTCCTAATTCTGAACCAGCAAGAACAAATAAATCAAAATCATTATGAAGTTCTTTTAAATCATTTAAAAAATCAGTTGTTAATGAAATGTATCGTGGGTCAATACACGATAAAACTAAAGCAGTTGCTTTACCTTTCTTTTTAAGATTAATATCCATATTATATAATTATAATAGATTTTTATTTCTAATATTAATATATATGAATACTATAAAACAAATTGAAAAAATACCAATGGGTGATGATGATATACGTGAAGTTTTACCTAATGCTAAAATCATCACCTATCCAGAACTAAAAAAATATAAAAGTATAACTCAATTATTAAAAAAACCAAAAGATTATGCATTTATTTTATATTTAGATAGTCCTAATAGCGGTCATTGGGTTTCTATTTTAAGATATGATGACAAAATAGAAGTATTTGATAGTTATGGTAAAAAAGTAGATAATCCTCTAAAATGGCAATCAAAAGAAGATGAAATAGCATTAGGTGTTGATGATAAATATTTATCAAAATTATTAGATAAATCACCTTTAAAAGTTTATTATAATGATGTTGATTATCAAAGTGAAAATTCAACAATTCAAACCTGTGGAAGACACGCATTAAATAGAATTTTAAAAATGTTAAAAAATGATATGAATGGTAATGATTATTTTAAATATATGAAAAAAATTAAAGGTGGAAAGAAGATGACATATGATGAAATAGTTAGTAATGAAATTAGAAATTAGATTAAATTTAAATATTTTACAAAAAAATATCTACATTTAATATATATATGAATAATTGGATTAATTGCTTATCACAAGGTAAAAGATACGAACAAGAAACTTTAAAATATTTAGATTATGATGAGATTGAGATGAGTGAAGGAAGATGTAAAGAATGGGATATAAAAATTACAAAAAATAATCAAATACAATATATTGAAGTTAAAAGTGAATTACTTGCAGGAAAAACTGGAAATATTTGTATTGAATATGAATGTAATGATGAACCATCAGGAATTAGAGCAACAATAGCAGAATATTATTTTTGTTATGTATTATATGATTATAAACCTTATGAAGTTTATAAAATACCAGTAAAGATATTAAAACAGATGATAATTGATAAAAAATATAATCGTGATTGTAAAGGTGGTGATGGATTTCGTGCAAGAATGTTTTTATTTAGAAAAGAATTATTTAACAATTATTTATTATCTAATTTATAATATGGATACATTAGATACATTCATAAAATCAAAAATTAATGGTTTGAAAAGAAGCACAATAAAAAATAAATTAATTTATCACACCAATAGAGATTTAAATGAAATATTAGATGAATTAAGTGATTTATATGGTTTTATGACAATCTATAAAGATGATAAAAAACGAAAATATATAGGTTTATATGACGACCAAATTAGAATAAATTTTTATCAAAAATAATATATATAATATATTAATATGGATACAAATACAATTTTATCATCTCTTGCTGTTGCTTTATCTATTAGTGGCACTATTCTCGCAGTTTTTAATCATAAACGCTTACGCTCACGCTGTTGCTCTGATAAGGAACGAGTTGTTTCTTTTGATGTTGAAAATACAACACCACCAAAATTACAACCAGCACCAGAATTAAAAAATGAAATGAAAGCACGTGATATATTATATAGTTCTTAAATAAATTAATTCAAATTTATTTATATTTCTTTATATTTTTCTGATATTTTACTTAACATCTTTAAAGGTCTAAAAGTTTTCATAATTTCATCAACTTCACTCGTAATTTTTTTAAACTTTTCTCTGGATGCATTTAATACTTCCATCATCTCATCAGGATTAAAATCTTCTTTATCAATTGGTAATTCATTAATATAATCTGCAGTCCAACTTCTACCACGAATTACACTTAAATATTCTTTCTTATATTCAGGATTATTTAAAGATTTTTGAATTCTTTTTAATTTTGATAAACTTCCAGAAGCATATAAGCAGTGATTTTCTACATAATATTCACCACTTTCAACCAAAACAAAAGGTGCTTTTTGTCCTGCACCAATTGTTCTTGGTGTAATTAAAATAGGTGCTTTTGTTGGTGGTTTGAAATATTTAGTAATCATATATGCTTTTCTTTCTTTTTCTTCATCTTTATTCTTCTTTAATTGTTTAGTTAAATCAATAGTATTATCATTTTTTAAATTTTCACCATAAATTAATGGTACTGCTCCTTTCATTGGTTTATCACTAAAAGCAATAGCACCTTTACTCTTTCTTTCTTTATCAAATTCATAATCTCCACTTCTAAATAATGATAAATCTCCAACTCTTTCAATATCTTCTCCAGCATTTGTTAATTTATTAAATTTAGGTGTCTTATTGGTATCAAAATATAAATTTTTACCAACCATAAAAGTAAAATCATTAGTAGGTATAGTTTTTCTAAATTGAAACATCATTAAGTTCTCAACTTTGGTCTCTTTGAATTCTTTATTTTTAATCATTTCACATCTTTCAATATTAACATTTTTATGCAGAAATTCTCTCATCAATTTAAATCCTGAAGTATTTAATAATGTTGCTGGTATATAAAAACAGCATACACCATTTTGTTTTAAATCCATTACTGCTTTAACACAAAATAGACCATATATATCTGTACTACCTTTAATAACTGATTTATATTTCTTTTTAACATCTTCAGGTAGTTTTGGATGACCTTTACCACCATAAATAAAATAAGGTGGATTACCAATGATTAAATCCATTTGATTAGTAAAGTCGGTCATCAAATAATCAGCATTAATACATTTTACACCTTTCTTTTCAAATGTATTTTTAAACTTATTAAAAAGTTCTTTATCAAATTCAACTCCAGTAATATTTTTATATCCTCTTTTGATGATACCATCTAAAAAATTACCAGTACCATATGAAGGTTCTAATACTTTATCATTTACATTAATTTTTATATCACGAAAAGCATTATCAACATCTCTCATAGGTGTCATAAATTGACCTAAACTTTGACGATGTTTTTTATCACTACTTACTAAATATTCTTTCTCTTCTTCTTCACCTCCACCCTGTAATTTACCATTCTTATAAATTCTTAACATTATATATATAATTATAAATAGAAATTAATTTTACAAAAAAATATCTACATTATATATATATATGAATTGTTTTATTTTATTTGATAATTTTACTAAATCTCTCATAGCAGTTTATGACGATGAAAAGAAAATTAATGAAGACTTAAATAAACTTGTTCTTTCAGATATGAATGATGAAATCTTATTATTAAGACATAAAATATTGGATGAAGTAATTCACGAAAAGAGACAACTCTTAATGATGACATTAGATAACATAGAAGTGCAGAAATCTTTAGATAAGAATAAAAAAACAATGTATTATAAAAATGGTGATGTAATACAACGATATTTAAAATATAGTAAAGAAATGAATAAGATAAGCAGTAATATATTCTTTTCATTCTAAATTTAATAAATAATTTTCAATTATTTATTAAATCGGGCAGATTTTTACCAAATATTTACTGTTTTACATCTAATTATGATATTACACGTAAAGCAATAGTAAAAATAACGTTATTTATACCATTATTATATATGTAAATATCTTTTTGGTGCTTTTCAGGTATAA